AACAAAAGATGAAATCTGGATTTTCGAAGCACTTTTCAAGGGCGTGAGTACTCAATTTGGGCCAAGATCCATTGAAAAGTGCTTCGAAAATCCGGATTTCATCTTTTGTTCCTCCTTCCAAAATCTTCGTTTGGGGAGCATAAAGTTTATTTAAATGCGACCGACACAACCAGTACAACCGACTCCCTACCGTCCACCATGCACCTTAGATTGCAACAGTGCTGATAGCATAAAGAAAATGGCAGCCTATTCTGGGCAATATAATTTGGAGGTTGTGAATAAGAACATAGGAGACAATTCGTGTACCATGAAGTCCGATGCAAGGAAACTTAAGATTTTTTTCGACATTAATTGTGATATAACAGGTGGGTATTTCATATAGGACTAGTCGTAGTGCACAGGTGCGAACTCGCGTTTTTGTTTTGCTCCGAACTGCACGGTCTGAGTCTGCACCAAGCAATCAGCCTTCAACCAGTCGTCGGCAACTAAAAGTGCCAACCTGGATTCGTGGTTAACACTTTTGTCGAAATGCTCAAAATGGAGATTGTCGAAAAATGGGGGACTAGTTGCCGACGGCTGCCTTCAACGCGCCCGACCAGACCGACGTCGGCCTGTTTTGCAAAGCCCACGCGACCGATGGGATGGTCGACGTGAAAAAACAAACGGTGCGCGCATCCAAACTGCGCAAAAATGCCGACCCTCACGCCCTACCACTGCACGGCGACCAGACCGGCGTCGGCCTGTTTTGCAAAGCCCACGCGACCGATTGGATGGTCGACGTGATCTCCAAGCGGTGATGTTCAAAGTCCGTGCTACAATCTTCGGTTATGGATGGTAACAGTAGGCATTCTTGGGAACACAATGATATCATGACGATGTGGCTGTCATCGTGTCGTGCCAACCTGCGATTGTTATCGATTACTCAGATTTTGGAAGACCGAACGAACCGTTCCGCGTGCGTTTTTCGAAGCACTTTTCGACAGACGCACGGTTCGGTATGGCGAACAAAAAATTGCGCACTTTCGCACCCACGACTTAACGAAGGAACTTTCATACGTGAGTACTCAAATTCAGGCCAAGTTACAATGGACACTAAAATGATTTAAAAGAAATGTATCTAATTGGCCTGATTGTTGAGTACTCACGTATGAAAGTTCCTTCGTTAAGTCTTGGGTGCGAAATTGCGCAATTTTTTTGTTCGCTACATGGAAATTCATTTTAGGTTCCTTGGGTTGAAGTTGACTCCGAGCCTCGGAGTCGAACACGCTACATGCTAGTAGTCGCTGTGGCGTCTTATCGCAACGTGGAGCATCAGCACCACAAAGCATAGCGATGCCGCGTTGAGAATACTCGTCGGCGGTGGCCCGAACGACGGTTTGACGCACACTCCCGTCGACGTTACGTGTCGCGACGTGACGCGCCGCTCCTGCTGGGTTGCGACGTCGTGGTAGCACAACGACACGCTCACGTCCAACACCATCGACCGGACCGTGCTCAACTGGCGCGCGATGGCGACCGGCAGATGCAAGTGCAGCACGGCCGCGTGCTCGAACGCGTTCGTCGGCGTCAGTTGGCTCTTCATGCACCTCGCACTCCACAGGCTCGACGGCGCGAACGGCGTGCAGGGGTACGGCGCGTTCTTCCAGAATACATTGCTCGAGTCCACCCACTGAATGGCATTGACCGTCAGCGACACATGCTTGAGGTACGCGACTTGGCACACGACGACGTGCACCTTGCACCGTGTGCGGTGGTGGTTGAACAGCGGGTTCTGCACCCACGTGCGCAGCGTGCCGCAGACCATCGGCCGGCAGAGATGGTCGGGGCGCGCGAGCTCGGACTGCAGGCTCCGAATCGTCTCGCCGGCGAGGCGCGTCGCGTGCGCGTGTCGGTCGGACTCGTCGTGCATCTGCACCTGGAGCGCGCGGAGGCGCGCCGACACGTCGTTGCATTGCGCGATGGTGCGCTGCAGCTCGCTCTCATCGTCGGTCGTGTGGCTAGACTGGATGGTATGCTCGAGCTCGGCCATTTCGTTGGTGAGGACGAGGAGCTGCATCTGCAGCTCCGCCATCTGCTTGTGCAGGTGGGGCTCGATTGCCTCGTGCCCGTCTCCCACACCGTGCAGCCCGCTCGCGTCGCACCCGGTGTGGGCGAGGTCGGACACACACGCCAGTTCGTGTTGGATGAGCAGCAACTCGTCGATGCGCTGCTGCAGCTGGTCGATGTGGACGCGCTTGTGTTTCAGTTGGACGGCTTTGTCGCTGAGGAGCGTCTTGGCCACGTAAAACTGCTGCATCGACTGCGCGTGCTTATTCTGCAGCATCGTGCTGTGCGATTGCAGCTGCGTGTAGCTGTCCCGCCACACGGCCCGTCGATGCGCCATGTCCACGAGCCACTGCTCGCGCGCGCGCTGGTGGGCACCGATGCCCTTGGTTATGGCGTCGTGGTACATGGCGAGCACGCTCATCGCCTCCGGCAGTGGCAGTCGCACCAAAGGGAAGTGATGGTCCATTAGGTGCACGTGCGCGCAAATGCGGACGAGCTGCATCGCGCCCTCGCACAGCGACCGGACGTGGTGGAGCGACTCGCATTCCACGGTACGCGGCGACGACGCCTCGTACAGGCACGCTCGCGCGTTATTGGCGTGCTGGCGGACGCGGCCGTTCAGCAGCGTGCGCAACTGCAGCATGCGACGGTCGACGACGCCGACGGACGGGGCCATGGCCACCATGATCTCGGGGCGGAACGAGCCGCGGTAGACGATGTACAGCACCTCGTGCATCTGCCGGCAGATGTACACCAAGTCGCCCCACGAAACCTGCTTGATCGGCACGAACGCGGACGTGCACGAGGCGACGACGTCCACTTCGGTGAGGCGACCCGCGTCGAACAACCTTTGGTTGGACCACATGTGCATCGCGTCGTGTAGCAATCGCCGCAAGAGGCGCGACGACAAGTCGACGACGCACACGCGGGTCGCTCTCACCCACGCAAAATCCGCCGGCGTCGGCATCTGCTCCGTGTAGTCGTGCACGAGTTGCACGTGGGTCATGTCGTGCGCGTGCGTGCGGAGCAGTTCGGACAGTCGACGCATCTCCGTCGCATACACCTCGAGGCGGACGGCCATTTCCGCGAGCGCGTCGACTTTCGCCGGCTTGCCCTCCATGAACGCGCGTGCCCGGTCGTTGAAGTCGCTGACCTGCGACTCGGCCGATGTTATGCGAGCGAGCACGTCGCGGAGCTCGTCCGTGTACTCGCGGAACGCGTCGGAACCGTCGTACAGGGATACCACGCGGAACATCAGCCGCCTCGTGGCGTGGTTCCAACTCGACTGCTTGGAACGCCACTCGGCCTCCTCCTGTTTGAGTTGCTGGAACGTGCGCCGCCATTCCAGCAAGCGCAGCGACTCTAAGTAGGCGTCGTACGCGGCCTTGGCGAGAATCGCGCGCTGGCCGGCGTCGTATAGCCGCAGGTAGATCGTAATCACGCGCATGTGGCCCACCGCCACAATGTACGTCGATGCGTAGTAGGACACTTTCGTCACGAGTTCCGCGAGGTCGCCTTTCAGCTGCTCCACCGCTCGAATGTTGTCCATGTTGCGCCGCTCGAGACTCGCAACCTGCGCCGCCGTCAGTTGGGACAACTTCGACTGCACCTCGGCGCTTTTCCAAGCGTCTTGGCTCTGCCGAAACTGCAACTCGACGACGCCCCACGCCTGCTCCGTCGCGCGCAAGCGCGCTTGGTCGTCGGCGTAGTCGACGGTCGACAAGTAGGCGTACGTCGCGGCGCGGTCCTGGATGCGCGCGACGATCGGCGACGTGAACGGGACGGCCTGGCACGAAAACAGCCGCCGGAGCGTGTTAGCATCCTGCTCGACGCGAAACGCGTCCGCGATGAACGCGTTGACACGCTCGACGTGGGCGTGTATCTCCGCGCGCAGCGCATCGAACGGGATGGTGTACTGTGCTAGTAGGGCGCTCGTCATCGACTCGCGTACTTGCTGGATCATCTCGGTCGTTTTCTGGAGTGCGCTTTGTAGCTGCTGTATTTCATGCGACAACTGGCGATTGGGCACCTGCGTCGCGTCCAGCGCTGCGAGAAGTGCCTGCAGGTCGCTTTGCGTCTGCGCGCACTCGCCGACCAGCGCGGTGATCATGTGGTTGTAAAGGCCACGTTGCAGGTCGCCGATGACCGACGCGCTCACCACACGACTTCCGGTCTCGATGTTGTGTATCGACGTGCCGACCGCGTCGAACGCGACCGCGGAAGCAACGATTTGCAGCGACTCGGCGTTTTCGAGCGTCGCATATTGACGCGCGTCTCCCGGAAAATGGGCCAACGCGAACGACGTGCGCGAACTGTTCAACCATACCACGTTCTCGTAGTCGACTCGCACGCCGTCGCCGGCGTACAGCGCGCTTCGCTCGATCCACTCTCCGTCGGGCTGTTGCAGTGGCGGTGGCGGTGGGAACGTCCCCGGCGACGGCAGTCGGGTCAAGGATACAGTGAGCGTGTCTCTGCCTGCGACCGCAATCAACGGGTTAGGCGGCATCCTGTTTATTTGGCGTTTAAATATCGCACGCGTGTGCGTTTGCGTCGCGTGGTCATCCCGGACAGGGTAACATGCAGCTGCAGCAGCTGCAATGCAGGTAACGTATGGAAGCTTACTTGCAAAAATCTGTACTCGCACATAGCTGTACTTGCATTACTCGCAGGCCACGGAACCCTGCGGGTAACTGCAGCTACAGCGACGTGCAACTGCAAGTAAAGGCAAGTAACGTGCAAGCAGCGTGCAGGTTACTAAACCTGGCCAAAGTTGCCTCTCAAAAAAGTTGTTCTGAATTCTCCGCACCCCCAAAAGGGTGTGCCACGTGGGAACCAAGCTCTTAGCTCAGCATTTTATCATGTTATATAACTTAATATTGCAATTGGAACTTTTTGAGTTGCAAGTAAACTGCAAGTGTGACTGCGGGTAAACTGAGAGTACCGGCCTGACCGATACTTGCAAAAATCTGCGAGTGCAGGTATCTGCAGTTGCATTACCCGCACGCGGTGAGTGACCTGCGAGTATGCGGGTACGGCAACATGCAGCTGCAGGTGCGAGTATCGTCGTACTCGCATGTTGCCCTGATCCCGGACTCATCCGACGCCGAGTCGACGGTGGCCAATGGCCCCGTGTCTACACCAGCCGTCGGCAACTAGTCCCCTTTTTTTCGACAATCTCCATTTCGAACATTTCGACAAAAGTGTCAACCACAAATCCACCTTGAAATGTTTGTCGAAATGTTCGAAATGGAGATTGTCGAAAAAAAGGGGACTAGTTGCCGACGGCTGGTGTAGACACTTGTCACGATGGACCACGCGTTCCGAGTCGGACCCGGTATGGCGAACAAAAAATGGCGCCATTTCGCACCCACTACTTAACGAAGGAGCGTTCATACGTGAGTACTCAAAATCAGGCTCCTTTCCAATGGACACTGAAATGATTTAAAAGAAATGTGTCCAATTGGCCTGAGTGTTGAGTACTCACGTATGAACGCTCCTTCTTTAAGTAGTGGGTGCGAAATGGCGCCATTTTTTGTTCGCTACATGGGAACTTCCTACCCTGTTTCGACGCCGAGTCGTTCGTCCAAGATTCGTCTCGCAAAATGATTTAAATGCACATGAGTCGTGAAGCCGACTGAGATGATCTCACTCTATCAGCAGATTGCCCACTTCGAGACGTCGGACCGTTCCAAGGTCCTTCCGGACGATGTCAAAGGCCAAATCGTGCACGAGTTGTGCCTGAATTACACACGGCAACTGTCGTCGCCCATGCGAACGCTAATCTTGCGCGCGACCCTCGTCGCACTCAAACGAGGCAACTTGCACGTGTACATCCGGCCGGTACACTTGGCCTTGTAATCATGCACAAGTGTTTTGGAAGGATGGACAAAAAGATGCAATCCGGATTGTCGACTGACTTTTCAATGGTTCGTAGCCCAAATCGAGTACTCAAACCCTTGAAAAGTGCTTCATTCGAAATCCGGATTGCATCTTTTTTTGTCAATCCTTCCAAAATCTTCGTTTGGGAGGGATACAATTCGCATCTTACCTTTTTTGTGCATGACGGCAGTGGATGGTAGCATGCCGACGTGTCAGTCGAACTCACAAGATGATAGAGATAACATGATGATGTTCGCATGCCGATGTGTGCCTGTCGCACTCAACAGCCACACTTCCACCGCCGCATCAAATGATGCGCTGGGAACAGTGTTGCGAGCATAAATTGCGCAATTTCAAGGCCCGCTACTTAACGATGAAATAGACCATACGTGAGTACTCATGTTAGGGCAATTTGGCACAATGACCTTAAATCATTTTGATTTTGTGGAGTTCAAGTGTGCAATTTTCCCCAAATTGGAGTACTCACGTATGGTATGTTTCATCGTTAAGTAGCGGGCCTTGAAATTGCGCAATTTATGCTCGCCACATGGGCTGGGACGTTGCACTGGGAAACGCTATGATGCTATGACATTGCCATGACATTGCTATCCATCTTATCGTGTGCGTTGGACAAACAGAAATGCCGTCATTATATCATCATGTGAATGTTATGCTCCCCAAACGAAGATTTGGGAAGGCCGAACAAACATTTCAGAACGCGTTTCCCCGGGAAGCACTTTTCAACTTTTGTATCCAAATCCTGTACTCACACCCTTGAAAAGTGCTTCCCGGGGAAACGCGTTCTGAAATGTTTGTTCGGCCTTCCCAAATCTTCGTTTGGGAGGGTACATTTACCGGTAGACTAGCATCGGCACGTGATGATTGCCATCATCACCTCCTCCGATAGATGCATCATCATCCCACGCACGATGATGATCGCCATACCGCAAGCTACTATCGACTCACCGCCGAGTCGCCGGATGTTGGCGCATCGCTACCGAGTCTAGTAGTACCGACTCATCGTCGGTGGTGTAACACCGAGGGTTGGACCCTTGCAAACGTTGCATCGGCCGATGCTCTCACGGCGTCTACTTTCGCAGCTCATAGGTTGAGATGTTCGTCGTGCTCACAATCGAATCTGACGTGTACGGTTGCATGACCAGTCCACACACGGCGTCGCCATTCTGGGGGTTCGTTGTGTCATGCCGAATCACGAAAGACGAGCACTCGGCTGTCTCCGTACAGCGCGCTGCGCATGCCATGATCTGCACGTCGGTCGGGGCGGTTTCCGACCGAATCTCAGTCGCCCAACTATACAGAACGTTGTTGATGCTCGTATTGGGCTTATGTAGCCACTTTCGGTCGAATATGCGCCGAATCTCTTGGTCGGTCGCCTCTTTCACCAGGCGGCTCCTCTCTGATGCCCGACGACTGGCCTCACTCGCGAGCTTCCCCGTCGCCTTCTCGAAAGACACCACGTTGGGGGCGACGTCCGGATAGACCACATCGCTGACCACACGCGCGTTGGTGTTGACCGTGTCTCCGGTGTCGAACGTGGTTTTGTATACACACCGCTGCGAGTCTTCGTAGTACGTCGCGATGGCGCAGGCATCGTCCGTCAGACACGCCGTTTCGCACTGCTCCGATGTTATCCCCAGTTGCGTGACCGTGGCTTTCAGCATCGACCGATGGGAAAAGTCCAGTTCATAGTCCCGAACGGCGACATACTGCTTCATGATCAGCGACTTGAGGTTGCTAGTAGGGGCCGACGTGTCGGTCGCGGTGTCCGCTTTTTGTTTCGACCGCAGGCTCTTCTGCGCCACGTTGGAGTTGGTCGCGTCTTGGACGTTGGTCGCATCTTGGACGTTGGTCGTGCCTCGGTTTGCTAACAGTAGCTGCCGGCGCAGTTCGTAAGGCGCAAGTGCGCACGTTCTTTTACATTTTTCGTTGAACGCCTTTTGCTGGCAAAGGTCCACCGGCGTCGAATTGTCCATTGCATCCCTGCATGACAATGTAAACGAATCCACGTCTCTAAAAATGGTGATGATGTCGGCAATCGGAACCTTGTCATCCTTCAATGCGTCTTCGTTCTTTTGAGGTTTCAGTGCATTGGGCATTTATATTATCCTTTTTGATTGACTCACGTGGCAATGATGGAGATTGCACATCCCTATCGAAGCACATCGATTGTGCGCACTTTTCTTCTCATAGACTGCTCTTACTACGTTTTCATGCGCGTTTTACCCGAGGCGTGAGAGTCCGACCTGTTTGCTCGCAACAGTGTCGTTAACACAGAGATAGCATGAGGATAGTCGCATGACGGTTCGTCGGTCGCAAGTCACACGGAGATACTCGCATTCCGTGTGGCGAGCAAAACAGTCGCATCGTGACTCGCACTTTCACGGTAGTCTGTCAGCCCTCGACGAAAAACGTAGATAAAGACATCGATAGATTCGATACGAACAACAAGCAATGATGTTGGGTGTTTGAATGCAACACAATCGACTCCTAATGTCCATTTTCATGGCATTACGACACTGCTTACGACCCAAATCCTTGCTTTTTGCGCTTATCGATGTTCTTATCTACGTTTTCATACCCATTTCGACCGAGGGCTGCAAGTCAGTGCGACTGTTTTGCTCGCCACGCGGCTCGCATCATGATGATAGCATGCACGTTTCAAAGACTCGCCGCCCAAAATCATGTACTCGCACCCTTAGCCATGATGTGCGTGATACTCCCGTTGAGAGCGTCGTAATGTGTCACGTATGAGCTGGATTCGGAGTTCGTGTTCTCCCGTGAGATGTAACGGTTGTTGGCCCGGTAGAAGCTCAAATCTTGTTAGTTCAACGAACCGACCACCTCGCTCTCCTCTTATATATTGCTCATAACGCTCACGGTTTCCACTGGTACTAAAACCCGACCCAACCATTCTAATGCCAAATGCATCACTAATCCAAACATCGAAATTCTATGCTCCCCAAACGAAGGTTTTGGAAGGATTGACAAAAGATGAAATCCAGGTTTTCGATATACTTTTCAATGGTTTGTAGCCCAAATCGAGTACTCACACCCTTGAAAGGTATATCGAAAATCTTGATTTCACCTTTTGTCAATCATTCCAAAATCTTCGTTTGGGAGGGATAAATTCCGATAGCGTCTAATCATCCGTTGCCATGACTCTAGCCTAATGTCTATATATATGTCAGGTAATGATGCAAGAGATCTGCGTTGCTCATCTGACAAAAACGTAGGTCGTGCTGCAGCTGCAACAGGAGTAGACACTGCATCAACTGGCGTAGTATGTGTGGCATGATTTACTCGTCCAACCGTGTCCATAAACCTCTGATACTCAGCACATGCTTCTCTTATTGGCTTCCAAATATCACCCATTTGATTTGCATGCCTGGTTACAAAATCATCCAATACGTTTCTTAGAGCATGATTTGGAACAAGAATGCTGCTGATGCGATCTCTTGACTTGGGGCATGTCTGATTAAGCAAGAGCCATTTTTCGATCGCCTTTCGTTCAAACGTATGTCCATTACTACAAATAACTGGGTCTTTGAAGAGTTCTTTGGTTATATGACACGAGAATAGCTCATCCAATTGACGCATTGCTTTGGATGCATCTGCCTCTCTCATATCTACGCCACACAACTCTCTTGTGGATCTTTCAGTCAAAAACGACCCATCTTGTCGTATTCTGTGAAAAGCGGTTTGTGTCGCATTTTCCTGAAGCTCTTCACGCTCTTTGCTCTCAATATACGCAATCACATCCCCCGACGAAATTTGCGCTTGATTAGCAAGGTGATCTACACTCTCATCGCCAATACGGTCGGTTGCGAGTTTAAGAAGCGCTGCAACGCTCTCAAACAGTGCATACCTTCGAAATGCTTCGGCTTTGTAGTTTCCTTCCGGGTCCACTTGATGTAGAAGGTCGGCATAAAGCACTGACAGGACGCCGGAAGGTCCCAACGGCGTCGCTGACAACGCGCCACCAACGCCAGCATATTTGTATGTAGGCTGTCCCTTACAGTCTAGGCGCATCCATCCGCGGGGCAGCCTTTTTCTCGTCTTCAAAAACGTGCTGTAGCCTTTCACCATTTACGTATTGTTTCTTTTACGTTCGGCATTCCATTTACTTGACTCGATTCGGAATCAGATAGCATCGATACACTCCCGACAGTACACCCACCGCAATCGGCACGACAATCAGCACCTCCACCATCTGCTATGAGCTTTTTCGAATATTTGCTAATATAAAATGCGCAATCACACGATGGACGTCGCGCGAGGCATCGCGTTTGGATGCATGTTGATTCATCATGCATTCTACTTCTCGGACCTATCCCAGGGCGCCTCCCGGCCGAGCAACATCGGCCCTGTCGTACGGATGTGCGGGACGGTCGCTAGGCATTTGTTCATCGTCATCGCCGGATACTCGCTCGCGGTGCAATACCAGCAAGGATACCAACAGGGTCCGCATGACGCCCTGACGAGCCCCTGGCGCACGTGGCGTCGGAGGCTTTTCCGATGCCTGGAGGTCGGCGTGCACGCCGCGCTAATTTCGCTCGTTACCTACGCGTGCTACCCGGGCCAGTGGGTGCGATTCGGCATCCTGCATTTCATGAGCGTCGCGTTGCTGATCGCGTCGACGCTCATGATGAGCGCGCTTCATGAGCCACTGGCGTTGGTTTTCATCCTCGTCCTGCTTGGCATTCCGGCGACCGGAACATGGATCGATGTCGTATCGGGAGCGAATCCGCATTATGCCATGCTCGACTGGTTCCCGTTGGCGTCGTGGTTTCCGTGGCTGTGGCTAGGCGTGCTTTTGGGCAAGTACTTCCCGCTACCAGCCATGTCATCGCCGAAGGGCGTGCTGTCGTCGGGGCTGTCGCTAATGGGTCGCAACAGCCTGATGCTTTACACCGCACATTTCGTGTTATTCTGCGTCTTGTCTCGAATCGCACGCGAGCGTCTATCTTAAAAATCGAGTACTCACTACTCGGGCCATTGAAGAGTGCTTCGAAAGCACACTAGGATTCAGCATACGAATGGTTTACACCTTCCCACCCCCAAATGTTACACCCTCCGATACATCCATCACGTTTGGAAGTGGTAACGTCGTTGGTTCGGACTTGCAACATCTTCTTTTGGGAGCATGCGGCTCGTTTGGTCTTCCAAATGGCATGAATACCTAAATACGGCAGTCGATAACAACAAAAGCAAGGATTTGGGAATGTCGGCGCATCATAATCGCATTTCCATGCCATTTCATGATGCTCTCATGACTCACATCCTTGCTTTTGTTGTTATCGACTGACGTATCTACGCCTTCATGTTTCATCGCTACATCGCGACCGAGGCGGCTGAAAGACAGTGAAGGTGCGTCTATTTTTGTTTGCTCGCCAGTGTGAGTCGCCACCGTGCGATGGACGCTCCATTTTGTGCTACCTAACTACTCGCGGACCAACAGCCCGTACGCGAATAATCCAAACCAATCTATGTATAATAAAATGAGTGGTTCCGATTATGTGGCACTTTTTGCAGACGACGACCCCGCGAATCTGGAGGAGCGTGACAAGTTCCCACAAATTTGCTGCATTCCGGTTTCGGATACGCCCATCGTGATAGACTACGACAGCGGCATGTACATTCGCAGCAAAGCCAACACGAACCGCATGCAGCAGGAGATCGACGAGCGATTCACCGAGGACTTTGGGGATGAGCGGCTGTATCACGCGCGGAGTGGCCTGAACATCCGGCAGATCGACGGCATATACGACCACGCGATGATGCACCCCAACATCCGCCACGTGTTCTTTGACCACGATCTGACCTTGACGTGCCATCAAGGTCTCATCTCCATCAACCAGATGAACAAGGTGTGCGCAACGTTTCCGCTCACCGTCAGCAAGCACTTTGACCAGTGGGTCTCTTACTTTTTCGGCTCCACGCGGCGCTACCAGGCGCTGCATCAGCTCCTGGACAATCTGAACGCGAAGGGCATCAAGACGTATATCATCACGAAACAGCCCGACACGCTGACCATCGAGCACTTCATGAGGCTGTGCAAACTGCACACGTTTTTCCCACACAGCAGGTGCATATCGAGCACGCTCGTGGGGAAGGAAAAGCTGGCCATCATCAACGAGGTTACGGGGAGTTCATCGCATGTTAGTCGCTCACCGCGACACCAAAGCAAGGGGACGACGGCCAGCGATCCGTCGGTCGGAGACGCACTGCGCAAAAAGTCGGGTAAAAGGCCCGATACCGGGTCGACCAACGCCAGCCCCCCGCCCCCGTCCCCACCGCCGACCCTGTCGAGTGGCCGTTCTCAAGCCTCGCGCAACGTCGCATCGCCGAGCAAGCAACCGCCGGCCTCACCGTCTAGTATCGCGCGACCGCAGTCGCCCGCGAGTGCAATTGCGACGTTTCCACCACCGACGACGACAGGGGGGGTGACGAAGACTGCGACGAGTCGTAAGGGCGATGGCCAAAACCGCAACTCGCCCTCTCGGCGGAAGAAGTAGGCTAGAAGGGATCCCGATTCCCCGAACGACGAAAAAAAAAACCGCCAACTAAATGAAGACCATCGCCGCATTTGTTCAAGATCCTCTCGTCATTCGAAACATGAGTGACGACAAGATCCACATGATCGCACGGAAGTTAAAGGGGCGTAGGAGTCGCTCGCCGTCCGCAGGCTCGTCGTACAACCACTACGTACGAGAGCAAATGACGAACCTCGCGTCCGACGAGGCCACGCGTGGCCTAACTCCGCAGGAAAAGTTTCGAACGATAGGCCGGCGCTGGACGACGCGTGACAATCCGCACAAGTGTGCGGCGCCTCTGAAGCGCGCGATGACCGAGAAGCTCTGCCCGCAGTGCCCAACCGACCGTTCGGCCGACGGTTGGAGACACGTGAGCTGGATGCGCACCGACGGACGCGTCGTCTCGCCCACGCTGTCGCCGCTCTCGCCGGCTGGAACAGCCTCGCCATCAGCCCCTAGGCCCCCGCCGTCATCCCCGGTTTCACCGACCTCACCCCCCGACGTCGCCCAGCTGCAGCCCCACCATAAAACCCCACATCGACCCGCCGTTATGTACGTCGCCGACGCCGAGTCGGGTTCGACGTCGGTTGTTCAGACGACGCGGCAACGATGTCCCAGCGACTTCACCGTGTACTGCAAGACAGGGCCGCAAAAAAAATACTGCGTGAGAGACGTCGAGGATTGTGCAAAGTCGAACGAGGTCATGCGACTTCATAATCGTCAGAGACGACGGTGCAGCAACCACGGCACCGGGGACGTGTGCGAGCTGCCATAGTGGCCGTCGATGGATGATGCTCATGATGGAAAACGTAGAAATACCAGCCGTCGGCAACTAGTCCCCTATTTTTCGACAATCTCCATTTTGAACATTTCGACAAAAGCGTCAACCTGGATTCGTGGTTAACACTTTTGTCGAAATGTTCAAAATGGAGATTGTCGAAAAATAGGGGACTAGTTGCCGACGGCTGAGAAATACAGCATGTCGATGAAAACAAACACAATGATTTGATGATGAACCCGTCCCTGCCTGCCTGCCATCGGCGACCAGTGTGGCGAGAGCAAAAAGTTCGCACTTTCAGCCCTCGGTCGAAATGGGTTTGAAAAAAGTAGATACGAACATCGATAAGCGCAACAAGCAATGACTTGGGTCGGAAAACGCATCCTAATGCCATGAAAATGGACAATAGCGTCGATTGAGTTGCATTACAACACCCATATCATTGCTTGTTGTTCTTATCGATGTTCCTATCTACGTTTTTCATGCGTCTTTTACCGTTCGTATCCCAAATATAGTACTCACGCCCTTAAAAAGTGCGTCGAAAATCCGAATTTCCTCTTTTGTCAATCCTTCCAAAATCTTCGTTTGGGGTGGATAAAAGTGCGACTTTTTTTGCTCGCCACAATGCCGGCGACGGCCCTACTAGCCGTCCTAGTAGTTACAGGCTTTTTTCGCCATGCATGTCGATGTAACTTGCCATTACTTGCTGATACTGGATATACCGGCCGAGTGACACAATGGCTGCTAGCACTCACCCGGGAGTCACCCCATGACAAACGGTCAGTGCGCACAAGATGACGATAGCATGATGATTGTGTTTGTAGAAGAGCATCGTTGCCATGCATTATTATTGCAACTCTTGTGTGTGCGTTGTGGTTGTCACATGCGGGTGCATTTAACACTGCATTAGTCGACATCTCATGATGATAGCACGCAGATGTGTCTGTCGAAATAACAGGATTATGATCCACAAACGATGCTGGAAGGCCGAACGAACCGTGTCCGGCGGCGGCGTGTCGAGTGCGTTTTCGACGCACCTTTCAACGTTTTGTGGCCCAAATACAGTGCTCGCATGTTTAAAGTGCTTCGAAAACGCACTCGACACGGTTCGTTCGGCCTTCCAGCATCGTTTGTGGAGTGATGCAGTTGTGGAGACTGGCATCTCAGAAGGTGCGTACCGGTCGTGTTAAAGGGCGTGCGTGCCGGTCGTCATGTGCGGGTGCGTTAGTAGATGTCTCATGAGTCATGATGATAGCCATTGTGGCGAGCAAAAAAAAAAGTCGCGCTTTCAGGCCTCGGTCGAATGTGGTATGAAAATGTAGATAAGAACCGTCGATGACGACAAAAGAATGTTCTGGGAACTAAAACACCCTGAAAAGGTAATGAAATGGACCATTAGAGTCGATTTTAGGGCATGAATATTCCCAAATCATTGCTTTTGTTGTCATCGATTGTGGTGCAGCCGTCGGCAACTCATCCGCATTTTTGACAAACCTGCCTTTTCACGATATTCCCAAAAATGTGAACCACGATTCGTGGTTGAAATAATTGGGAATATCTTGAAAAGGCAGGTTTGTCAAAAATGCGGATGAGTTGCCGACGGCTGTTGTGGTGCGAAATCGCGCAATTTTTTGCTCGCTACTAAGTGCAGCGCTCCACTCGACCGGGTGCACCAAGACCAGCCATAACCGGCTAGATAATAGTAGACATCCGAGTCATAATCCGACCGGTAAAAGTCAGAACCTGCTGCCCACGGATGCGCCATGTTCAGACGGCGCAGCCTACCGAACGTCCATCGGTATCTTCGTACACCCATGGGTTTGGTAGCTCAAGTTGCCATTCTTACACCATAGGTTGCTTTTTTCGTCAATGTGCTTTGCATCCGACCGTTGAAACCCACGATGGCACGTAAATTCATACCTCCGTTCATCGCCAGCCAACTGAAAGTTTTTCCCCATCATCTGCCCTTCGATTATTTTGACGCCATCCGGAACAGCGCAAGTTGCGTCCGTGATGGGCACGCACGTGAAATCGTCTTGTTCGATTTTCCCGTTTTTGCACACGAATCTGTTCACGGAGTTTTCTTTTTCGATGCCGTTGGTGCGTTTATTCATCATATTATAGCCATATTTGCATCCAAAATAGCACATCTCTTCCCCCGTCTCGCTGTTCCTCCAGCACGTGTCCACGTTGGTGAATCCGTCTGGAATGGCGCAACTTGAGCTGGTGTTATGTACCAACCGCATGGACGGCGGCTGGGTCGGTGCACGGGTCGATGTGCTCGTCGATGTGCTCGTCGGTGTGCTCGTCGGTTTGCTCGTCGTCGCATTATAGTTCAAGTAAGCAAATACACCCGAAGAAGAAATGAAGACACACAGAAATATTCCAGAAATTACCAGCAAAATGACTGTCATTTTATGGTCTCTAGTTTCATCCATTTACCATGCAATTATGAAATGCAGTAGCAAATGTATGCTCCCAAAACGAAGGTTTTGGAAGGCGGAACAAAAGATGAAATTCGGATTTTCGATATACTTTATGATGCTTAGTAGCCAAAATCGAGTACTCACATCCTTGAAAAGTGCTTCGAAAGTCCGAATTTAGTCTTTTGTTTCTCCTTCCAAAAACTTCGTTTGGGACAGCCGTCGGCAACTCATCCGCATTTTTGACAAACCTGCCTTTTCACGATATTCCCAATTATTTCAACCACGAATCGTGGTTCACATTTTTGGGAATATCGTGAAAAGGCAGGTTTGTCAAAAATGCGGATGAGTTGCCGACGGCTGGTTTGGGAGGGATAAATGGCATCTTCCGTCAAATAGACACATCGGAGCTCCGGGATAACGTTATCATCATTTGATGAAATCTCGTTATTGTTCGATACACAAATCTATACCAAAGTCGCCGCTACAGGGTGCACACAAGCGGGATGGTCGTCCGAGCGGGACAAAAGGGCGCACCGCTCGTGAAGACGGCGCAGTCCGCCCGGAAAGCCGCAAACGTTGCACACGCGTGCTTGGCGGTGAACGCCTCGGTGAAGGTCGCAGTGAAGGTCGCCGTGAAGGTTGCGAGCGCAACCGCACAAGCGGCACCCGCTTCGAATGCGTGAGAATGGGAGACGATTGGTACCGACACATTTTCAAGGGCTTGAGTACTCGATTAGGGCGACGGACCATTGAAAAGCGTTTCGAAAATCCGTATTTCTTTCATCCTTTGTTCATCCTTCCCAAATCGTCTTTCGGAGGCCACTGAACCATTTCGTCCGATGTTTCACACGCTAGCCAAGGTCATCGAGAAGCGTCTTGAGACTTGCACGGTCCTGTTGGAACAATGCAGCGAGAGCCAGGTTTGCTCCGCCGGCGCTCGCGAGGTACTGACGGTGCAAGTCGGGGTCGGCCTCGAACATCCGGACGAGTGTTTGGTGATGCGAGACGCTGGGATTGGGTGCGGTCGGCTGATACGCATGAACCAGCCTGTAATCACCATTTAGGGTCATCTGCCGTCGCATTTCCGACATGTTTAGGGTGACCTCGTCATTGTGCTTGCTAAAAGCAACGGCGATGCGAAGCGTCTCGTCGTCAAACGGGAGTTCGGGCGCCGTGTTAAATAGATCTACGTCGTCTTCGTCTTCGAGGAAACTCCCCCCAAAACGCAGACGCCGAGTGTGTGTACGCGAGTCGCGTGCCTTGGATGAGGCTGCACGAGACTGTGGCGATCGCGAGATGCGGTTGGTCCCAATGGTACGACGACGTAACGCGGTTGTCATTTATGGTACCCATTTTTTTTGCGACGCAAATGCATGTTCCCCAAAAGAACACTGGCCAGGTTTACCCGTCAGGTTACCCATGTACAGTAAGCTCTCTCTAAATGGTATTTGTAAAGGGCATCATATCATCCTCATGTCGCGAGAGCGAGGCCCGTGTGATGATTTTTACAACAAATACCATTTAGAGCAGCCGTCGGCAACTAGTCCCCCTTTTTTGGACAATCTCCATTTCGAACATTTCGACAAATATTTCAACGTGGATTTGTGGTTGACACTTTTGTCGAAATCTTACTCTAGGCTCGGATGAGGGGGATATGGAAGTCTACCGGCGATTCACAGTTTGGCGAGTAAAAAAGTCGCCCTTTCAGCCCTCGGTCGAAATTTATGCTCCCCAAACGAAGATTTTGGAAGACAGAACAAAAGATGAAATGCGAATTTTCGATTGAGTGTTCAACGATTCATAGCCCAAATCGAGTACTCGCGACCTTGAAAAGTGCTTCGAAAATCTGCATTTCATCTTTTGTTCATCCTTCCAAAATCTTCGTTTGGGAGGGGTAAAATTGGCACAAACGCGTAGATAAGAACATCGATAAGCGCAACAAGCAATGACTTGGGTGTTTAATGCAACGCAATCGACTCTAACGACGGCTCAAATGTCCATTTTGATGGCATAATGCAGCCGTCGGCAACTCACCCCCGTTTTTGACAAAACTGCCTTTTCACGATTTCCCCAAATATTTCAACCACGAATAGTGGTTCACAGTTTTGGGAAAATCGTGAAAAGGCAGGTTTGTCAAAAACGGGGGTGAGTTGCCGACGGCTGCATTATGCCGCTTTTTCCGTCCCAAATCATTGCTTGTTGTGCTTATCGATGTTCTTATCTACGTTTTTCATGCGCTCATCATCTTGTGACGTATGGGACGGTCGCAACGGTCGTCCGCCATCGGAAGGATGTGATTTAAGGTCGTGAACAGTTCCGTGTAACAAGACGATGAGCACGCGTCCCCAGACACGTGAGGATGCGGCGTTTGGGTGCTCACCTGGTGACTGTTTTGCTTTTAGCAAGCACAATGACGAGGTCACCCTAAACATGTCGGAAATGCGACGGCAGATGACCCTAAATGGTGATTACAGGCTGGTTCATGCGTATCAGCCGACCGCGCCCAATCCCAGCGTCTCGCATCACCAAAACCTCGTCCGGATGTTCGAGGCCGACCCCGACTTGCACCGTCAGTACCTCGCGAGCGCCGGCGGTGCAAACCTGGCTCTCGTCGCATTGTTCCAACAGGCCATGTAGCGAACAAAAAATTGCGCGATTTCGCACCCACGACTTAAAGAAGGAAGTTGCATACGTGAGTACTCAAAGTTCAGGCCAATTGAATACATTTCTTTTAAATCATTTCAGTGTCTATTGGAAAGTAGCCTGATTGTTGAGTACTCACGTATGCAACTTCCTTCTTTAAGTCGTGGGTGCGAAATCGCGCAATTTTTTGTTCGCCATACCGCCAACAGGACCGTGCAAGTCTCAAGACGCTTCTCGATGACCTTGGCTAGCGTGTGAAACATCGGACGAAATGGTTCAGCACCGAATCAGCAGCCTCCAAACGAAGATTTGGGAAGGATGAAAGTACGGATTTTCGAAACGCTTTTCAATGGTCAGTCGCCCAAATCGAGTACTCAAGCCCTTGAAAATGTGTCGGTACCATTCTTCTCCCATTATCATGCATTCGACGCGGGTGCGGCTTGCGCGGTTGCACTCGCAACCTTCACGGCGACCTTCACCGCGGCATTCGCTGCCAAGCACGCCCATGATAGTATCAACATGAGACGATTGATGCTAGCTTTTGTAATCATCTTTCAAAGTTTTTCCCTACCAAACGAAGATTTTGGAAGGAGGAACAAAAGAGGAAATCCGGATTTCGAATGAAGCACTTTTCAAGGGCGTGAGTACTCGATTTGGGCTACGAACCATTGAAAAGTCAGTCGAAACTCCGGATTCATCTTTTGTTCCTCCTTCCAAAATCTTCGTTTGGGGAGCATGAAGCTTACCCCTCCCAAACGAAGATTTTGGAAGGCCGAACCAACCGTTTAGAACGCGATTTCACCGGGAAGCACTTTTCAAGGGTGTGAGTACTCGATTTGGGCTACAAACCGTTGAAAAGTGCTTCCCCTGGAAATCGCGTTCTGAACGGTTGGTTCGGCCTTCCAAAATCTTCGTTTGGGGAGCATAAAGTTGTTACAAAAGAACACAGCATCCAAGAAACCCAGCACATCGCAAAAAGCAACACAATCACATGTTGCTACTATCCATTGTGGCGAACAAAAAAGTCGCACTTTCAGCCCTCGGTCGAAAGTGGTATCAAAAACGTAGATAAGAACAATCGATAACAACAAAAGCAATAATTTGGGAGTTTTCATGCATCCAAGTGACTATAATTGTCCGTTTCATGGCCTTTTCATGAGCGTTTCTGCTTGTTGTTCTTATCGATGTTCTTATCTACGTTTTTCCTACCCATTTCGACCGAGGGCTGAAAGTGCGACTTTTTTGTTCGCCACAATGATCACGACGTTGCTTGAAAATACCATCTGTACATGACAAGTTTCGCACACACTTGCGTGTTTAACTCAGTCGTGTGCAACTCATCCCCTCGCATCTTTCGGTGCCCATTTGAGACTGCCGGCTCGCATCGCCGAATGGGCGGTCGGGGTCCTTCCCGCAGCACTGATCCGACCCAGACCTCAGTCAGGCCCCGCACATGGCAGTCGGGGGGCGGTGGGGGCCGCGCGGCACCTCGGGTGGGACAAATCGGAGTGCCCGCCCCTCCCCCCGACCGGGCCGATGGTACGCCGGCGCAATTGGCGCGACCCTTTTTTAGACAATCTTACCCCTCCCAAACGAAGATTTTGGAAGGATGAACAAAAGATGACATCCGGATTTTCGAAGCACTTTTCAAGGGCGTGAGTACTCGATTTGGGCTACGAACCATTGAAAAATCAATCGAAAATCCGGATGTCATCTTTTGTTCATCCTTCCAAAATCTTCGTTTGGAGAGCATAAATCTCCATTTCGACCATTTCGTCAAAAGAGTTAACCTCAAATCCAAGTTGAAATATTTGACGAAATGGTCGAAATGGAGATTGTCTAAAGAAAGGGGATGAGTTGCACACGGATGGTTTAACCATCGTATGATGTTCGTATGCATAGTACCGGGTGGTTACATGAGACGCTCGTCAGTCGAATCAAGTTCAGGTGAACGGCGCCGACTTTTGTGACCTGTTTGTGGCTTTATGCTCATATACGATGATTTCTCAGGACCGAACGAACCGTTGCAACGTTCAATTGGAACATCTGTTCGAATGATTGTTCAAAGTTCAAACGGGTGCCCATGCAGAGCAAACCTATTACTCACACACACACTTGAAAAGGATTTCGAAAATACGCTCCCAACGCCGGGCCAACGGTTCGTTCAGACTTCCAAAATCTTCGTTTGGGGAGCGTAAGCTTTTGTTCCACTTTGGTTTACTGCACCTACATCGGTGACCATTGTGTAACTTAGGTCGAGTGTGTGGACGTTGCCGAGTGCGACTGCACCGGCGTCGGTGACCTGTGTGTAAATTAGGTCGAGTGTGTGGACGTTGCCGAGTGCGACTGCACCGGCGTCGGTGATCTGTGTGAAACTTAGGTCGAGCGTGTGGACGTTTCCGAGTGCGACTGCACCTACATCGGTGACCTGTGTGCCACTTAGGTTGAGCGTGTGGACATTGCCGAGTGCTACTGCACCTACGTCGGTGACCTTTGTGTCACTTAGGTCGAGCGTGTGGACGTTTCCGAGTGCGACTGCACCGACGTCGGTGACCTTTGTGTTACTTAGGTCGAGTGTGTGGACGTTGCCGAGTGCGACTGCACCGGCGTCGGTGATCTGTGTGAAACTTAGGTCGAGCGCGTGGACGTTGCCGAGTGCGAGTGCACCTACATCGGTGACCTGTGTGCCACTTAGGTTGAGCGTGTGGACGTTGCCGAGTGTGAAAGCGCCGACGTCGGTGACCTTTGTGCCTCTTAGGTTGAGCGTGTGGACGTTGCCGAGTGCGACTGCGCCGACGTCGGTGACCTGTGTGCAACTTAGGTCGAGCGTGTGGACGTTGCCGAGTGCGACTGCACCAGCGTCGGTGATCTGTGTGAATCGTAGGTTGAGCGCGTGGACGTTGCCGAGTGCGACTGCGCAGACGTCGGTGACCTGTGTGAAACGTAGGTCGAGCGTGTGGACGTTGCCGAGTGCGACTGCGCCGACGTCGGTGACCTTTGTGTTACTTAGGTCGAGCGTGTGGACGTTGCCGAGTGCGACGGCGCTGGCGTCGGTGACCTGTGTGTCACTTAGGTCGAGCCGCAACCACCTGCATTGGATATGGTGCTCATCGCGCACTAGCCACCTTTGGAGCAATGTATTATCACAGACTCTTGCTGTAAAGTTGTACACTCTCATCCATTTGGCGATTGATGAAAGTTGTTGCTCGTCATTTGGCCTAACAATGTGAGACGAGTCACCACACCTTGGTAGACTCGCCGGAAAAGACATATATAGCCTGCTACAAGTCCGAGATGTGATGTTCGCCGAGTACAGGGTCAAGTACGAACAAATGACTCCGTTCACATCGTCGGGTAGAATCAGAATGGACATCGTGTGCCTAAACAGATGAACGCGTCATTAAATCGTTTCACGCCCTTTAATGCAAACTCGTACCCTAGCATCGACCAAAAATGGCGCAAATTTCGCGAACATTGTCACGCCTAGCATCGACCAAAAAACTGCGCAATTTCGCGACCACCTAAGGGAGTATGGTTAAGGTACTCACATTGGGCCCAACCATGCACCAGATATTTTAAATTAATTCGTATTCACAGCCACATGACAAATGATTTAAAATATCTGGTGCATGGTTGGGCCCAATGTGAGTACCTTAACCATACTCCCTTAGGTGGTCTCAAAATTGCGCAGTTTTTGGTCGCCACACGGCAAGTTGGATCGAGTACTCACACCCTTGAAAAGTATATCGAAAATCCGGATTTCATCTTTGTTCTTCCTTCCAAAATCTTCGTTTGGGGAGCATACATTTGGAGACAATATTCTGATTGGCTATGGGAATTGGAGCAGGGACACGCAGATGAAGCATTTCATGCCAACGATGAATCAGGGGTTGAGAAAACAAATCCACAAGCGATTTGACACGATAACCATCAATGAGTTCAACACCAGCAAATTATGTTGCGATTGTAGCCATGAACTAACACATTATAAAGATAAGAAAAACACGGAGGTATATCGTCTGTTCTGTTGCGTGAGTTGTCCAAACAAAAAAATCGTATTCAGAACACGAGATGCCAATTCGGCCGTGAACATGAGAAAACTGACGAGGTGTTGGATTGCATCCCAAACCCGACCCAGTGCGTTCTCTCGCAAGCAATGTCTTTCACCTGTTGTTCCGAACACGGGAAAAAGGAAGACGATCGTTGTTAAGACCACGTCGATGGTCAAGCACAACTGTTGATTTTACACTTTTTAAATGGGCGTTTTCAATGTCCAAAGGTGTAATAGGCACATAGTCATGTCATCGTCATCCTGCGATTTCCACAGAAACATCATGATGCCATCATCACGATGTCATCTTGTGAATCCGACTGGAATTCACGGCTCGCACGCACTTATGATGAGTATTGTGGGCGAATGCAAGGGCCTGTCGAATCGAGTGGAGTTCCAATGCCAGCCTTCCAGACCCGGCGGGGTCGCCCTAAGCGTCGGTATGCGCTGCCGGAACGACCTGCCACTGTGCGGGCCGGCCTCCTAAGTGGGAGTGTGACCGTGCCCGTGCCCGGTCGACGTTCCATTTAAACCTACATTGGCAATGTGCTACGAACTAGAACATGCCGTGGTAACGTAAACCGAATCAATTGGAAGCTACGTGTTTCGCAATATGTGTGCGAGAATACTCGCCCTTCGTGCCGTCCGACCACTCGACCACGCACTTGCTCGCAAACACGCGCACCACCTTTCCACAGAACCGCCCATATCCGACCACCGGCATGTCTTTAATGTGCATCCCTACAGTGAGGTCGGTCGGACTGCAGTTGGTCGTCTTACAAGGCACATCCATTCTCTTCTTTCGCTTGGCGCACATCGACGCAACACCGGCATTGTTCTTGCCGTCGGACGCGACTTTTGTGGAGGGCGTTTGGGCCATTGCGCTTTCGATCCGTCGCTTGGTGCTCATCGACGCCACGCCCGCATTGTTCGTTGTATCGGGCGCTTGGTCCACGACGCTTTTGGCGCTGCACCGCTTTGTTCGCATCGACGCCACATCAGCATTGTTCGTGTCGTCGGACGCGACTTGTGCAGAGGGCGTTGGGTCCATTGCGCTGGCGCCGCATAGATTGGTGAGCATTGAAACCGCATCGTGAGTCGCTCGCTCGGACACGACCGGCGTTGGGGCAATCACCGGTGCCGACACTTTCTCGACGAATGTGCCGATGTTTCCGCACGCACGTGGAGTGGTGACTACGCTGGGTAGTGGCGATTCGAGCTCAGCACGCTGCAGCGCACGAACGTCGTTATTGCGTGGTTGCTCTCCGAACTCGACCGTTGCGAGTGGCAACGCCATCGCAATCGGCACAGGGGCTGCGTTGACGTAGGCGCATGGATTACGCTCGATTTGAACGACGATTTCACGTGTCGCCGTGAGCTCGTCGACACGCGCCCTCAACTCGCCGATGGATGCATGCATCTTTGCAATGTGATCATTCGCCTGCTTCAACTCTGAATGCACGTCAGGGTCATGGTGTGCGGTTGGCGCCGATGGTTCGCTCGTCGTGTCGAGGGCGTCGCAACGGACGATGCACTCGGACTTCTTCGTCCGCTTACACGGACGTCCACCGATTTTCTGCTTGTCCCAATTGTCGTATCGTTCCATCAGTCTCAGTCGACCCGCCAATCTAGGGACACGCTCTTCCAGTGAGTTGCGCTCGACCCAGCAGTTGGTCCCGTCGACGAGGGTGCAGTGAACGAACGACGTCATGTCTTCACGTAGGTCGGTCTTGTGCATTCCTTCAATGTCACTCGCAGAAATAAACCGCATCCGAGCCTGAGTCCGATGCTGATTCCTAGCACGTTTTCAGACGGTCGTTGTTGTGTTTCGTCGCTCGTGCGTTTCACGGCTTTCACGACAAGAATTTCAAAAAAGGTTATGAAACGTTTTGGAATGGTACTCGAGAACTCAACCATGAACTCAAGTAATCATGGACCACTTCGAACACGCAACAACTGACCCAGAAGAATGACGCAAGACGCTTACGGACCTTGAGCATAGTCCGTCCAACGGGCGCTTCCGAAATGTATGCTCCCCAAACGAAGATTTTGGAAGGAGGAACAAAAAGATGAAATCCGGATTTCGAAGGAAGCACTTTTCAATGGTTCGTAGCCAAATCGAGTACTCACGCCCTTGAAAAGTGCGTCCTTCGAAATCCGGATTTCCTCTTTTGTTCCTCCTTGCAAAATCTTCGTTTGGGAGGGGTAAAATTGTAAATGTTTGGCGTACGTACGTCCGTCTTGGACGGAATATGAATATGATTAAACATGAGGCGCATGTCATCTTTTTGCTCGTCCTTCCAAATCGTCGTTTTGGGACTCTGAAATTGGGAGGCATGACGCTTGCAAGATGATACCCACACGATAGGCGGCGAGGCACTGCGACCATCGACGGCATCGGACCGCTCAGCGGCGACGCGGGCAGCAGTGAGCAGCGCAGATGCTAAAGCCGATTAGACGGGATTTTATCGAGCCTGCCACTGAGTGCGCGCACCGGCCACGAGTTCGAGCGCAATGCCGTTGCTTGATACGCACGCAGGCCGCCTACAGCGAGCCTTTGGGCATAGGTGCCTCGGGCCTGCCACGGTCTAGGATGTGTGGCACTATGACTCACATGATGATGATATCATGATGATAGCATGTGGATGTGTATGTCGAACAAGTTGATGATAGCATGATGACCACATCTCCATGTGTCTGTCGAACTCACAAGATGATGATAGCATCTGTCGAACTCATTGTGGCGAGCAAAAAAGTCGCACTTTCACGCCTCGGGTCAAAGTGTACTAAAACACGCATAAAATCGTAACTTATAAGCACAATAGATAACAACAAAAGCAACTATGTGGGCGTTTCGATTCATCAAAAGCAACTCTAAAGGTCCGTTAAACGGACAGTTATGTGTTATCGTTACCAAAATCTATGCTCCCCAAACGAAGATTTTGGAAGGATTGACAAAAGATGAAATCCATATTTTCGAATGACTTGTCAATGTCTCCTAGCCCAAATCGAGTACTCACACCCATGAAAAGTGCTTCCCGGGGAAAATCCGGATTTCATTTTTTGTTCATCCTTCCAAAATCTTCGTTTGGGAGGGATAACATCGCTTTTGTTGTCATCTATTGTTCTCATCTACGATTTGCACGCCACATTCGACCGAGGACCGAAAGTGCGACTTTTTTAGCTCGCCACAGTGATACGACTCGAACTCACAAGATGATGATTGCATGATGTCTCCATATCGATGTGTCTGTCGAACTCACAAGATGATTGCATCTCGATGTGTCTGTCGAACTCACAAGATGATGATTGCATGTCGATAGCATGTCTGTATGTCCATCGAACTCACGAGCCATGAAGGAAACAACATTTTCGAGACTTACCATTGTTACCAACGCCGGATTAGGCCAGTCCATTAACGGAGCGGCATGGCGAACAAAAAATGGAACTTGCATACGTGAGTACTCAACCATCAGGCCAATTTACAATGGACACTAAAATGATTGAAAAGAAATGTGTCGAATAGGCCTGATTGTTGAGTACTCACGTATGCAAGTTCCTTCGTTACGTAGTGGGTGCGAAATTGCGCCAATTTTTTGTTCGCCACAATGACGATGAGACGTGTCAGTAGAATGAGTCGAAATATGCACAATGAGGAAACACGATGCGCGTGCGCCGAACCAGGCCAACCCGCCACGCCCCCCATGGGAAACAACGTTTCCGCGAAATACCCACGCCGTATTTTGTAGGTAAATGTACGAATCCAGCATACTATCCAGTATAGGCTACTGTCGTAAAGTCCTTACAAAATACGGCGTGGGTATTTCGCGGAAACGTTGTTTCCCACATGGATGAAAACATCGACATCATTGCTTGTTGTGCGCGGCGATGTTCCTATGTAAGTTGATGCGCCACAAACGAAGAGTTTAAAAGCCGGGAAAACGCGTTGCGCATACGCGCTTGAAGTACTTTGTTTGCACAAACTTCACCGCATCGGAGCACATGCATCGGTTTGTAAATCAGGTGAGATTTCTAGTAGACACTTGACCGAGCTGGTTTGTACAAACGTCACCGCATCGCATCGGATCACATGATTCGTCGCCCAAACCGAGTACAGTAGGTTCTCTCTACATGGTATTTCGGAACAGCGTTTTGCTAGGCCAAATCGCAAATCGGATGGAGATTTGACGACGCTTGGAATTACCATGTAGAGAGAGTCTATTGACAATGAGACTATTGTACTCACGCTTGTGAAACGTACGTCAAACACGCACACGCAAACGAGGTGTTCAGACTTACAGGACCTTCGTTTGGGGAGCATTAACTTGTTCGATTTGGTTTGTACAAAGATCCCCGCATCGGAGCATATGCACCGCATTGCATCGGAATCACATGCATTTGCTTGTCCCCCGGGTGCGTTGTTGGCTCGTACTAACTTGTAAAAACGTTGCAGCATCGAAGCACACGCACCGGATCGCATCGGGCCATATGAATCGGTTTGTAAAACGGGCGAGATGACCGATCGTTCAGGTTTTTGTACACACGTCACGGACTCACGGTGACCCAGTGTTGCGACCAAAAAATTGCGCAATTTCAAGGCCCGCTACTTAACGATGAAACTGACCATACGTGAGTACTCATGTTTGGGGCAAATTACCCCCGATTTCGGGCCAAAAGTCCAGCTTGAGGACCGTAACCTAAGTCGATCTCAGGCTGGAGCGCGGCGCGGCAGTGGCAGGGGGCTCAGAAATCGCTGGCGAGCGCCTGCGGCGGGCAGCCTTCGGCCCCCAAATCCCCCCTAGCGGAGAAGCGAAATTACCCCCGATTTCGGGCCAAAAGTCCAGCTTGAGGACCGTAACCTAAGTCGACCTCAGGCTGGAGCGCTGCGAATTATCTGGTGCATGGTTGGGCCCAATGTGAGTACCTTAACCATACTCCCTTAGGTGGTCTCAAAATTGCGCAGTTTTTGGTCGCCACACGGCAAGTTGGATGAGGCTGCACGAGACTGTGGCGACCGCGAGATGCGGTTGGTCCCAATGGTACGACGACGAGGTCGTGCGGTGTTCATTTATTGCCCCATTTTGTTTTTTCGTGACGCAAAATGCACTCGAATCACTGGACAGGTTATCCATGTAGCGACTATTCTACAAAAGATTCACAGTGTGGCGAGCAAAAAGTCGCCCTTTCAGCCCTCGATCGAAATGGGCACAAACGCGTAGATAAGAACATCGATAAGCACAACAAGCAATGACTTGGGTGTGTTAATGCAACTAAATCGACTCTAATGGCGGATCTAATGTCGATTTTCATGGCATTAAGACGCGTTTTCCGTCCCAAATCATTGCTCGTTGTGCTTATCGATGTTCTTATCTCAGCCGTCGGCAACTCACCCCCGTTTTTGACAAACCTGCCTTTTCACGATTTTCTCAAAACTGTGAACCACTAATCGTGGTTGAAATAGTTGGGAAAATCGTGAAAAGGCAGGTTTGTCAAAAACGGGGGTGAGTTGCCGACGGCTGTCTTATCTACGTTTTTCATGCGTTCATCATCTTGTGAAGTATAGGACGGTCGCAAACGGTCGTCCGCCCTCGGACGAGATATGACTTAAGGTCGTGCACAGTTCCGTGTAACAAGACGATGAGCCTGCGTCCCCAGACACGCGAGGATGCTGCGTTTGGGGGCTCACCTGGCGACGGGTTTCGTGCGGGAATGGCTACACGATCCTTCAACGGCCGAGGTGCATTACGGGCACATCTCCGACTGGGATACGAGCCGGGTGCGCGACATGAGCTATCTATTCAGAACGGATGAACCCAACTCGTTCAACTCGGACCTTTCGATGTGGAACGTCGCACGTGTTACCGACATGTCGTGGATGTTCTACAACGCAAGCGCGTTTCAGTCCGACCTTTCTCAGTGGGATACGCGCAACGTTCGAACCATGTCATGGATGTTCTATGGTGCAACTGCCTTCAACCAGCCACTCCCGTGGAACACGAGCAACGTTCTAAACATGAGTACCATGTTTCAAGGTGCAACTGCCTTTAACCAGCCACTCCGGTGGAACACGAGCAAAGTTCATTACATGGAGTCGATGTTCTACAACGCAAGCGCGTTTCAGTCCGACCTTTCTGAGTGGGATACGTGCAACGTGATGAGCATGGCGCACATGTTTGAAAATGCCAACTCGTTCAACTCGGACCTTTCGAGGTGGAACGTCGCACGTGTACTAAACATGTCTTACATGTTTTCAAATGCAACCTCCTTCAACCAGCCACTAAAGTGGGACACGCGCAACGTTCGAGATATGCAAAAGATGTTTTTAAATGCTACTGCCTTCAACCAGCCACTCCCGTGGAACACGAGCAACGTTCTAGACATGAGTACCATGTTTCAAGGTGCAACTGCCTTTAACCAGCCACTCCGGTGGAACACGAGCAAAGTTCAATACATGGAGTCGATGTTCGAAAGTGCAACTGCCTTCGACCAGCCACTAAATTGGGACACGAGCAACGTTCGAGACATGTCATGGATGTTTCGCAATGCCCCCTTGATGCTCCGACGGTATCCGTCTGGCAAACAACTACCACCCATCGACCGATGGGAGCAAGTGCGAAAGGAATTCATGCATGGTAGACGGCGTTGGCATTGGCAGGAGCCGTGTGAGGTCGACCAAAACGTCCCACTGGAGGTGCTACGCGGCTGGGCGGACGAGTTCGGCATTCCGCTGCACCATCCCGACACCCAGCGTCCGAAAACCAAGCGCGCACTGTGCGCCGACCTGGCGCGGTGGTGGGACGCACAGCGGGAGGAGCAACGCACGGTGAGCCCAACGTGCCACAATCCAACCGGCATACTGGGGGAAAATGTGGACGGCATTCCGCCAGAGTTCTTTTACCATTATACCCACGACGACGATGGCCCTGTCTACTGCGACGACATCCGGTCGCTACACAAGCACGCAAACAGCACCCGTTCACCCAGAAACCCATACAATCGACAGCCTTACAGCACTGCGCTCGTCGAGGACATCCGCGCGTCGTACGAGCGGCTAAACCGGCGAGCGGTGCACCTGGACGATTTCGACGGTCCGGCGAACGCGTGGCTGTCGTTCGAGCAACGCTTCTCGCAGAAACTCGCCGACCTGATGGTCCGACTGATCCACCCGGTTGGTTCGGAACGACTGCGAGATGCGTCAGAGGATGTCTGGGCGGGCTTTTTGAACGCGCTGGTGGGCGAAAGGGTGCTGTCCAACATCCAACGAGACCAAGTCAACGCCCAACGCGACCTCGACCAGCAAAAGTTCTTTGCGGTCGAGTTGCTGGTTCACAAAATCGATAACGACCCAGACCAAGTAGATACACCACAAGGCAGACTCTCTCCAATCGCCGTCTCGGTGTCGAATGTCGTCAATCGCATCTTTGGGGTAGTGTAACTCGCGACGTCCAAGACGCGAACACAACCACGTGGACTGGATCATCATTAGTCTGGATGCGAAAGCAACTCGCGGCATGCTCCCCAAACGAAGATTTGGAGGGGCTAATGTGATTTAGCGCCGCCTACCGTTCCGTGTAACAAGACGACAAGCATGCGTCCCGACTCCCGACTGACTCACCAGGCACGCGATGATGTGGCGTTTGGGGGGGGCTCGCCGCCTGGCGAGTCAGTGGCGACTGTTTTGCTTTTAGCAAGCAGGATGATGATCGCATGATGCATCTGCGAAGCACTTTTCACCCCCTTGAAAAGTGCTTCGTTTCCCACGTGACGTGCAGTCGATTCCCCCAATGCCCCGATTCGTCGGCGACGACCGTACCGGCGCACGCAGACTAAAAGAGAAACTTGATCGTGCCTCGGGAAATCTCGATGATGTTGTTGGTGAGTGCGTAGACGGCGCATGTATAGCGCCAGTTGGGTGGAAACAGGGGCCTTCGGTCGAACGCGGGCGGTGCGTCCGTAGTCGTCGGCGTCGGCTGCGTCGCCGTCGTTGTCGGCGTCGTCGTCGTCGTCGTAGGCGTCGTCGTCGGCGTGAGATCCGCGGGCGACAGGACACCGCCGTCCTTGATGCGCGTAACCTCCGTCGTTTCTTCAAACTGCACGGACACCTCCGCTAGGTTGGAGAAGTTGATGTGGCCGTTGGGCGGTGGCGTGCGAATATCGTTCGCGAAGCTCAGCATGGCCAAGCCGGGCGTCACGCCGCTGCGATTGCCGTGTAAATAGGGCTCCACCTGCGAAAAATGGTCGAGCGGCATCTTTTCAAACTTGCCGACTTTACCGTAGAAGATGGAGATCGTCCGCACAATCGGCAAGCTCGGGGACGGCAGCCCCACGCCATCCCACGACACGAGCATGTTGCGCGCGTCGTAGTGCGACCGCTCCGCGGGGATGGACTCGTTCCGCGCGCAAAAGAACAGCGCGCGCACCGCGTTCTTGAAGAACAAGTTGACCGAAGTGGTCGGCGAGTCGGCGCGCACCGAACCGTCGTCCGCGCGCTGCATCCACTCGCACACGCACACCCGCCGCTCCAGGCCCATTCGTTGTCGCTCGTGCGAGTGCACGATCGCGTAGTTGAACCACCACGACGCGCTGATGATTTCCGGGACCGCTGCGAGAGCGCTCGGCGCGCACGAACGCGAGCACGAGAAGGCCTCGACCAGGCGGACCAGCGCGGTCGGCGGCGGCTTGTGGCGCTTGTAGTGATAGGACCACATCCACCCGGTCCAGTAGCGCAGGTCATCCTCGAGCAGCTGCCAGTCGTCGTCGACCACCGCCGCCATGTTGGCGATGAACGGAAACAGGAGGCAGGTCGGGTCGAGTAGCATGCGCATCGCGATGATGGACGCGATCCTTTGGCGGTAGATGGACGCGCCGTTCTGGATCTGCTGCGTCGTCTGAGTGGTGACGTACGTGCTCACGGCGGTGTCCACGTACGCACTCAGGGGCATGTTCCCGGTCAGTCGAATGACGAGCTCGCAGTGGGCGTACGTAAACATCGGGTTGTTGAACAGATGCACGATGCGCGGGGGCGGGTTGATATTGCCGTTGCGGACCGACACCAGCGTCGAATTCGCCGCGTAGCCATAGTAGCGCCGGGTGTTGAACTTGGCGACGACCGGCACATAGCGAAACGACAGCACGACCTTTGTGCCGGTGAACTGGATGCGGTAGATGCCGTCCTCGTAGGAGACGCCAGTGTCGGCGTAGTCGAGGTGCATGGACATGTACTTGTACTTGTTGGACTTGAGCGCTGCGACGATCTCAGGCGAGGTGAGCGACTCGTTGACGAAGAACGTGTAGTCCGCGCCATCGACGCAGACCGCCCGGCCATTCTCGGGCGTTAGCCTGAATAGCATAGAGTCGTTTGGATTCCCCAGCTCCAGCACGTCGGCGAGGTCGGAGATGCGCGGCTGCTGCTGCACCGGGCGATTGAGCGTCTCGACCGTGAAGACCGCGATGCGACGGTCGGACGGCAGGTCGCGGTTGAGGTTCGTCGCAAAGTCGTTCCACTGGGTCAGGTAGAACGGGCTCAGGGACTGGCTCACCTGGTTCTTTTCGACGATGAGGCGCAGTTGGGTCAAGAACGCGATGATATCCGTCCGGCGTTTGCGGTTGGCGAGGTCGATGGTCTGGGCCATCATCGCCGCGTTTTCGATGCTCTGCACTTTGGTCGTCGTGCCAGTGTTGGAAAACGAACTGGACGATGATGTGGTGCTGGTGGTGTTTGCGGCTGTGGCACCGGCACCGCCACCCGTCCCCACCACCGTGGTCGTGCTCGTATCGCCGTTCACGTCCGACAGAAAGTAAAACGTCGTCTTTTGCGTCTGCACGACCGACGTCGTCTTCACCGTCTGCGTGGTCGTCGTCTCCTCGGTGCTGACCGGATGAAACTTCTCCAAGTACCCGGTTATGTAATCCGGGCTGGGCGTGTAGCGGTTCAGCCACATGACGTGCAGGCACTCCTGCATCATCCGGCCGCGCGCCGTCGCTTGCTCGAGCGAAAAGTACGTGCCGCGGTCGTTGCCGCCGAAAGAGCAGCCGTACGGGTAGTCCACCACCAGCACGCTCGTCCAGTTGGCCAGGGTGGTGTGCACTCGGATCTCGTTGTAGGGGATCGACGCGCACGGCAGGCACGTCCCGTAATCGCGATTGAACGGGAGCGGGATCGGCAGCTGCAACTTCCCCCCCGGCGCCGCGATCCCGTTGCGAGCATCGTCGTAGGCCAAGTCGGTGCGCATGCGATTGTAAAACCGCATCGGGTCCGTCCAACGCTCGGTGTTGCCGATCATCTCGCTGTACGACTGGCGCTTCTCGCCGGGCAGCATAAACTCCGACCAAAAGTCCAGCCACTGCGCGTCGACTTGGCAAATCGGCAGGTCGTTCACCGTGAACTTCACCGCGTCGATCAGATTGTGCGCGAGATTCTTGCACCACCGGATGCGCGCACTGGGGCCGAACCAACGATACAGCACGGCGCCCTTCATGCGAACCGTGAACGTCCCATCCGGATTCTTGCGGATGACGTCCGGCAGGTCGGCGCGCAGGTCCTCGAGGTAGACCTTGTTGCCCATGAGGATGTCCGTGTAGGCGTCGGGACCCCCCCACTGATACTCGGCGGGGTGCAGCTTCACCGTGGGCAACTCGAACGCGATCCACGCGTGGGTCAGATAGTCGCCGGTTCGACTCACCTTGACGGAGAACGTGTGCCCGAAAGTGGCCCGACCCGTGATGCGGTTCATGTTGCACGGAAATTGTGCAAACCACACGGAGCGACGGGTCTCTCGGATGAAGAAGCACGATTTCGTGGGCTGGTCCGGCGCGTTGTACATGTAGCGGCTCTCCAGTTCGCCGAACGTGAGCAGGTCGGCGAACGCCACCGTGACGTCGGAGAACGGCTCGTGCGCCATCATTACTGTCGGGGATAACAACTTTAACACCCTTTTCGTTCGAGTCAGCGAGTCCCCATGTCACGGGCCATGTGGCGACCAAAACATTGCGCGGTTTCGGATTTCGGTCGGTTCGACCGTCCCAAATCTTCGTTTGGGAGGGGCAATAAACTTTATGTTCCCCAAACGAAGGGAGTGAGCACTCGATTTGGGCGGCAAATCGTTGAAAAGTGCTTCGAAAAGGCATTCGGAAACGTTCGTCCGACCGTCCAAAATCTTCGTTTGGGAGGGGCAAACTTGATTCAAAATCGCACGATGCGCTCGGCGCACGCATGAGCGTTCCACTGGCCAATCCGACGGACATCGAGGCCGGACTTGCGCTCGTAAAGCAGGGCTGTGCTCTCATCGCATCCGGCGGCTGCAGTTCGGACGAGGTCAGACGTCTGCGTCCGGCGATTGTGCTCTTGCAAGAGGCGGCGGACATCACCATGAGCGTTCCGGATGCGGGCGCGTCGGGCGGTCTGCGTTCTCGAATCTACCACGCGGTTCAAGCCCAGGATGGCCACGACGACGCGGCCTTTTACAAGGAGCTGCGGTGTAGCATTCACCTCGGGCTTGCGGGGGAACTCTCCGACCCCGTCACTCTGCCGTGCGGTCACACCTTTTGCAAGACGTGCGTGGCCCCCCTCTTCAAGATGGGTGCGTCGGACGCGACGCGAAAGTGCCCGCAGTGCCGCGAGCCGATTCGCGTCGCTTATTGGAGCCTCCGGGTGAACGTTGCGATCAAAGGGATCGTAGACCATCTGCTTCCACAGGGTCATGCGTATGACATGGCGGCGATTGCGGCCACGGAGGCGCAGGTACCGCATCGATTGTGACGACGATCGTTTCCAAATATTTCAACCACAATTCGTGGTTCCGATTTTAATGGAATTCGCGAAAAGGCAGGTTTGTCCAAAACAGGGGTGAGTTGCCGACGGCTGAGTTGGACAGACACATCAGAGTGCTATCTTCATCTTGTGACTCTGAAGTTGAGTTCGACATGCAGAACACAATTGAAGCATGGCTGGCATGCACGCTCTTTTAAAACACGGCTCGCATGCACGCTCTTTTAACACGATGGACCCATCATGACAGCATCACAGGGTGACTGTGTGAGTTCGACTGACACATCGACATGCTATCATCATCTTGTGACTCTCCCAAGTTGTGAGTTGGATAGGCACATCGACATGCTTTCATCATCTTGTGACTCTGAAGTTGAGTTAGACATGCACATCACCATTGAAGCCGGGCTGGCATGCACGCTCTTTAACACGGCTCGCATGCACGCTCTTTTAACACGATGGACCCATCATGACAGCATCACAGTGTGACTGTGTGAGTTCGACTGACACATCGACATGCTATCATCATCTTGTGACTCTCCCAAGTTCAAGTTGTGAGTTGGATAGGCACATCGACATGCTTTCATCATCTTGTGACTCTGAAGTTGAGTTCGACATGCACGCTCTTTAACACGGCTCGCATGCACGCTCTTTTAACACGGCTCGCATGCACGCTCTTTAACACGGCTCGCATGCACGCTCTTCAGTGCAACATGCAACTACGGAATCGGAATGTGCGAGCTGGATTTTAAAGTGTCCTGATATTCACATTGTTCTAAAGTGCGAAGTTGCACATTTCTTAGTTGCATGTCGCCCTGATGCTCTTTCGCACGGTGGGCCCATCATAACTGCATCAAAGTGTGAGTTATACTGACACATCGACATGCTATCAACATCTTGAACATCAGCATGTTATCTTCATCTTGTGAGTCTGAACTTGAGTCTGAAGTTGAGGCGCAATTTAGCCGCGCAAACGACTGTCCACCGCATGCGCAAATGATCTTCGGCAATATCGCGACGCCCACCCCTCACGCACTGCTGCCATGCACTGCACTGCGCCGTACCCCGTTGGTCGAACAGTAGCAGCGCATCCTGCCAGTGCTTCAACGCATCCGTTCGACATGCACCTCACCATTGAAGCAGGGCTGGCATGCACGCTCTTTTAACACAGTGGGCCCATCATGACAGCATCACAGTGTGAGTTGGACAGACACATCAACATGCTATCTTCATCTTGTGACTCTGAACTTCGGAGTCTGAAGTTGAATTGAAGCATGGCTGGAATGCACGCTCTTTAACACGGCTGGAATGCACGCTCTTTAACACGGCTGGAATGCACGCTCGGTCGCATCATCTTGTGACTCTGAAGTTGAGTTCGACATGCACGTCAGCATTGAAGCAGGGCTGGAATGCACGCTCTTTAACACGGTTGCCATGCACGCTCTTTAACACGGTTGCCATGCACGCTCTTTAACACGGTTGCCATGCACGCTCTTTAACACGGTTGCCATGCACGCTCTGTAGCACGGTGGACCCATCATGAAAGCATCACAGTGTACGCTAGACTGACACATCGACATGCTATCAACATCTTGTGAGTTGGACAGACACATCAGCATGCTACCTTCATCTTGTGATTCTGAAGTTTTGGATACTAACCATTGAAAAAATCCACCGAAAATCCGGATTTCCTCTTTTGTCAATCCTTCCAAAATCTTCGTTTGGGGAGCATAAAACTGCCATGCCGGATTGGGTAGGGACTTTACGGAGATTTGCTCCTACTGTAGAATAAGCGCAACAAGCATCGATTTGGGTCGGAAAACGCGTAATAATGCCATCAAATGCAAACACCCACATCATTGCTTTCTGTTCTTATCGATGTCCTTATCGATGCTTTTGATGCGTCTGTTGACCGTTATGGCGAACAAAAAATTGCGCAATTTCGCACCCACTACTTAACGAAGGAACGTGCATGCGTGAGTACTCAATAATCAGGCTACTTTCCAACAGACACTGAAATGATTTAAAAGAAATGTGTTCAATTGGCCTGAACTTTGAGTACTCACGTATGCACGTTCCTTCGTTAAGTAGTGGGTGCGAAATTGCGCAATTTTTTGTTCGCTACATGGCTGTTGACACATCTAAAAGTGCGATTTTTTTCTCGCCACACTGGTCGCAACATGAAGATGATACGATGCTTGTTACAAATACCATTATACCCAATCCAGCCTGGCTATTTTCGGAAACGTCGTTTCACACATGGACCTATACCCCCCTAGGTGGTCGCGAAATCGCGCAATTTTTGCTCCATGCTAGGTCAATGACAACGACTCAAAGCGACCGTGTTTGACTCGAAAAAGGCGGCGGAGGCCATGCTCTTCGGTGAATCGTCATGCGCTCGGGTTCGGCAACGGGTTCGGAGACGGGTTCGGAGACGCCGCCTCGACGCACCGGAACACTCGCACGCGGGGCGCGCTGGCAACCGGGTGGGCGATGGCGCTCGCGATTCTGGGCGATCATGAGCCGCATAAACACGGGGTAGCTCATATCGTCGCAGGTGTGGTGACCTCCGTCGTCGTAAGGCTCGACGTCGAGCTCTCGTCGTAAGTCCGAGAGTATCCGGTCGGTAAAGAATACAAAGCCCTCCGTCAGACCGGCGATGTACTCGCCATTACGCCCCGGCGACGATGCATCGTGTTGCGTCGTAAACGAGCGGACCACGTCGTCCAGCGAGACCCATCCGACTTCACCACCCGCACCGCGGTTTCGGTCCAAGAGCGCATGCAGGTCGGCATACGTCACCACGCCGTCTTGGTCGCTGTCCATGTAAAAGAAAATATCGGCGAGTCCGATCATGCGGTCTTCCGTCATGAACTCGGCTGCGTCGGCGACAATCGAGGTATACTCTAGATAGACCTGGCTCATCCTTATTTTACATTTCATTTAAGGCAACAAATGGGCAGACGTGAATGAGGCGTCTATGCAAGCCGTGCAAAATGGCGACATGTAATTCGAACTCGCACGACTCGGAAGATGATGATAGCATGACGATGTGTCTGTCGAGTTATCAGGATGATGATGGTATGACGATGTGTCGGTCGAACTCACACGAGTTATCAAGATGATGATAGCAAGATGTGTAGGTCGAACTCACACGGTGTTTCTGTCATTATGGGTTTGTCGTGTTAAAGGCCGTTCTTTCTAGACGTGTTAAAGTAAAGGCCGTGCGTAGCAGCCGTGTTAAACCACGCTTTCAAGCCGTGAAAAACAGCGATTTAAGATGATAGCCCACCGACGTTTCAGAAGAACTCACGAGTCACAAATTGACTCACAAGATGATGAATCATTGATGATAGCAAGATGATGTGTCGGTCGAACTCACTTCAATTCACACGATTCACAAGATGATGATAGCAAGATGATGTGTCGGTCGAACTCACTTCAACTCACACGATTCACAAGATGATGATAGCATGATGATGTTTCTGTCGAACTCACACGATTCACAAGATGATGATAGCATGATGATGTTTCTGTCGAACTCACAAAGTGATGCTGTCATTATAAGTTTGCCGTGTTAAGGGGCGTGCTTGCAAGCCGTGAAAAACAGCGATTCGAGATGATAGCAAGCCGACGTGTCAGAAGAACTCACACGAGTCACAAGATGATGAATCATTGATGATAGCATGAGGATGTGTCTGTCGAACACGATTCACAAGACGATGATAGCACGACGATGTGTCTGACGAACTCACACAGTGTTGCTGTCATTATGGGTTTGCCGTGTTAAGGGGCGTGCTTGCAAGCCGTGAAAAACAGCGATTCGAGATGATAGCAAGCCGACGTGTCTTTCGAACTCGCACGATTCACAAGATGATGAATCTTGATGATAGCATGAAGATGTGTCTGTCCAACACGATTCACAAGATGATGATAGCACGACAATGTGTCTGACGAACTCACACAGTGTTGCTGTCATTATGGGTTTGCCGTGTTAAGGGGCGTGCTTGCAAGCCGTGAAAAACAGCGATTCGAGATGATAGCACGCCGACGTGTCAGAAGAACTCACACGAGTCACAAGACGATGAATCATTGATGATAGCATGAAGATGTGTCTTTCGAACTCGCACGATTCACAAGATGATGATAACATGACGATGTGTCTGTCGAGTTTCAATATGATGATAGAATGATGTGTATGTCTCACACGCATGATGATATGTATGTCGAACTCACACAGTGTTTTTGGAGAGCATATTTATCGTTCAAGCAACCCTTAACTTAACGGCACACGGCCCAATTCACCCTAGGTGTCATGCCGGCACGACCCCTAGTACTCACACAGTGTTGCTGTCATTATGGGTTTGCCGTGTTCAAGCCTAAAACTTCAAGGCCGTGCGTTCGAGCCGTGTTAAAGAGCGTGCTTGCCAGCCGTGTTAAGGAGCGTGCTTGCCAGCCGTGTTAAAGAGCGTGCTTGCCAGCCGTGTTAAAGAGCGTGCTTGCCAGCCGTGTTAAAGAGCGTGCTTGCCAGCCGTGT